ATCTAAAGTTTGTGCAACACCTTTCCCAACTCTACCTCTGCGTGTTTCTGAATTAGGGTTAGAATAATTTATACTATCTCCAGGTGTAGCAGTTTCAAAACCTTTAGTAGTTGCTGATTTTACTTTAATTTGTGCATTGAGTTCACGTTCAATAAGGTAACTTCCGTTTCCGTCTGCTCCATATCTTGTAGTGAGGCAACAGGTGTTTGCTTGTTGTCTTTGTAACTCATCAACCTTTTTATTACTTTCTCGGATAGGAAATATTTGTCCTTTACTTCCTTCTCCAATATATCCGACAAGGTAGATTCTCTCTCTATTTTGGGGTAAAAACCACTTTGTATTGAGCAATTGCCATTCAAGTCTATAACCCCCAATGTTGGCAAAGGTTTGGATAATTGCCCAAAAGTCTTGGCTATTGTTTGAGGAGAAAGTTCCTTTAACATTTTCCCAGATAAAAAAACGTGGCCTGCACTCAGTGATGAGTCGTATTGCTTCGGTAATAAGGGAGCTTCTATCGCCTCCCATTCCCTTACGTTTTCCAGCAAGGCTAAAATCCTGACATGGGCTTCCAAAAGTGATGATGTCCACTTTGGATAAATCTTGTCCTCGAACATCTTTAACTGATCCGACATATTTTGCATTTTTAAAATTATAATTATATACTTGTTTAGCATACTTATCAATCTCTGAATAGTATGTTTTTTCTATGTTAAATACTTTTTGGAGTCCTAAAGAGAATCCTCCCATTCCACTAAATAAATCTAAATGTATCAATATTCTTTAGTTACGTTGTACATTTCAGACTTTAAGAAACTTATATTAGTCCTCATAGCGTCAACTACTCTATAGCCTGACTCTAGTAAACGTCTTAGCTCATACATCTCAGGAACTTCTACATTAGCTTCATTAGTTGCTCTAGCTACAGAAAAACCCTCTTTAACTCTATCATTTATAACTTTTTCATAGTTTTGATGTGCTTTAGTTCTAATAGTTTCTATATAGTATAGATAGGCAGTTAATTCTTTTAGTTGTTTATTTAAGCTGTTTCCATCAAATACGTCAGTTTGTTTATATTGTTTTATTATTTCAGCTATTTTATTTAGTGTTGATTTCATCTTGTAATTGTTGTATAGTTTTTAATATATTCATAAAGTCCTCAAACTCTAGACAGGCATAATCATTTTCAAAGTTCTTAGTAAACACAACTACTGGAGTTTTGCCCATTGGTTTATCGTGTCTAGCCTGTTCTAAGGCTTTCCAAATGTTTAACTTTTCTTGGTTCTTACATTCCCAGTGATAATCAAATAGAATAGAGTCAGGATTAATGTCTATAATATCGCCTTTAATACTCATGCCGCCACTCATAGGGGTGCGTCTTACATTAGTATCAAACTTTTTATTTAGTTGTTTGGCCACGTCTCTTTCAAAACGTTTTCCTTTTTGGTTAGCATTTAATGTCATAATTGTTGGAAGTGTTTTCTAATTATTTTACCGAGTTCAGCATCATTAGGGTATATCCTACATAGGAAATTAATACCACCGTCAGTACAGTTATAAGGATGACTATAGTCTGAGTCCTTTGTTCGTCTGTATTCATTTAAAGTCCTGTTTTTCATTTTTATTATAATACTTTTGAATTATTAAAGCAAACACACAACCAGTAAAAAAAATTGTAATGTATGACGCTAATATAAGAAAATAAATTTTATCCATTTTTGTCTGAGTTTAATTCTACATTAATTAAATTGTGTTTGTACTTTGAAAAGTCAGCTTTTAGTATAGCATTTTCTTTATAAGCTACAGCATTTTCATATTTAAGTTTAGCTATTACTCTATGGTTTTCTCTAATCTCATGCTGCAGATCGTGGATAAGTTCCAGAATATCCATTAAAACTTCTAGTCCTTCCTGTTTTACTTTGTTGTTAGTCTTTTCTACTTCAGCACTAGCCTTAATAATCATTATATCTAGTTTGTTTTTTCTTAACATTACGTCTAATTCATCCATTTTGTATGTGTTTTAGTGGGTTATTTCCTCCGATTGTATAATATCCATTGTAAAAATTAAACCTTAAAGGTTCATCTAGTGTAGTTAACTCACCGCCTGTCATAATATTTTTAACTTTTTGCACGTGTAGTTCTGTCATTGTTTTAAAATCTGGGTGGTTTCCTAGTCTGTGAACTGCATAAACATCGTCAGCCCTATTAATAAAACCCATTCCCCCTTCTATGTCACTAGACTTTGGTGGTTGAACATAACCCTCTAAAGGGTGACCAGGCTTGTAAACTCTTCTAGCTGCTTCACTTATTGGGTGTGTATTTATATAAACTGTCTTTCCAGTCTTATTACAAAACTCTCTAACATTATTACAGAATAGATAATTCCTGTCAAACTGTCCAATTTTACCACCTCTTTCAATATTTAAGCCAGTATAAGGATCTATCAAACATCCATCTACATTTTCTTTAGCAAATATATTTAAAAGGTCAGCAGCTGTATATAGCTTTCTATTATCTACAAATTTAAAGTAAGTGTCAATAATTTCTATCTGTTGTTTAATTTCAGACTCAGTAAGGTCCTCAACTCTTTGACCTGTTAGCATTTGAATCATACTAATTTTTAATAGTTCTGGTGAGTTTTCACCACTCCAAACACACCATTTTAGTTTGTTATTCATAGCGTGACAAAGTAAATACCATATAAAAAAATAAGTTTTACCAACATTAGGAAATCCACTAACGACTACCATTTGACCAGGTTTAAATCTTACAAATTTATCTGTAATATTACAGCCTATTCCAAGACCTTTCTTAATGTCTCCGTTTTTGTATTTAATAGCGTAGTCTAAACCGTAGCCTTTATTTAGTATCATTGATAGTGCTTAAAAATTTGTTTAAAGAGTTAGTGTTTTTGTGTACTGGATCACTAAATGTAGTTTTCTTTTTAGACTTTTTAGCAGCCTCAACCCTTTTTTTATATTGTTCTTTACGTTCTTTATGTTGTGTATCTAAAAATTTTATATTAATTTGGTTGTCCTTTTTTTCTATCATTCCCTCATCTATTAACACATCTAAAGAATCTTTGCCAATTCGTCTAGACATTTTAATATAACTCATTGAACAATCCTTATTCCAGTAGTGGAAACATGCATCTATAAACGATCCTTTGTCCTCTTTAGGTAGATACATAATGTCACCACCTAACCATTGACTAGGGAAGGCTTTAAACCATGGTAGTTCTTCACTCATAATATGCTTTATTTTTTTGTTCGTATTCTTTATAAGCTCTTATTTCGTTTGAGCTTAATTCATTAAAATTATAATTTACATTTAAACTTCCATAATCCATTTCATTATAAAAATATGGTTGAATTTTACAGCCTACAAATACAGGCTTATAAGTATTATTATTAAAATTTGCTTCTGCTACTTTTTGGTCAAACGCTTTTTTAACTCTTAGCAATGGTAATTTTAATTTATTAGCTACCTGTTTTAATGTTAGTCCTTTATAAATAAGATTAAGGACGCTAATATATTCAGCATCCCCAATCGTATATGGTTTATAATAAGGCATTAAAAAGGCAAGTCATCAGAACTATTAGAAACCTCTGCAACTGGCTTAGTCTCTTTTTGTTCTTCTGGATTGTAAGTATTAACACTTAAAGAAACATCTTTTCCAAATTGATCTGGTTGGTCCTTTAAGTTTATATTTAGTTTAAGATACTTATTTCCTTTATAATCGAAAACATGATCTTTTACTTTGTCTATGTGAACAGTAACAGTCATCCAGTTATCATTCATTTTTTTACCACCACCGCAGTATATTGTTGGTTTTTTATCCATTGTTATTTGTTTTTGTTGTTTATAATCTGGCATCCATAGCCATTCTTTTTTTATCATTAAAATTTATAGGTTATACCTATTGCTACAAAAAAACTTCCTGTAGCTATTGCAAATGTATTTGGGTTAAAACTTAGCTTTTGTTTGTGCCAAACCATGTTAGTAGTTCCAGCAGTCATCAAACTTAAGCCACCAATTATAGCAAATTTTTTCATAAGTTAAAAGTTTAAATCTACCCAAAGATTATTAAGGTAATTTCTACACTCTTCAACTCTAGCATAAATTTTATTAATGTCCTCATCATTTCTATAAATGTCAAACACTTTAATTCTATATCTAGAGTCAATGTCAGAATATTTATATTTACTAGCAAACTCTACTAAATCAGTGCTTTCGTCTCTAAAGTATTCTCTTTGAATTAATTCCTCTGGTGTGTCCATTAAAGTATATATTAATTTATATCTATCTATGCCAGTTAAAGCCATGTAGCCCTGAGCCTGCCAGTAATAGTCTTTATTAGGTACACTATTAAAGTATAAAGGAAAGCTAAAACAATCCCAACTATTTTTCACATCTATTATATGATCGTCTAAGATAGCGTCTGGAGTTCCTGTTAAAAAGCCATTTTCAAAAGATTCCTCATTCTTTTTAATACTAGAATAATCTAATTCTCTAGCTATAAAATTTAAAGAGTCTACTTCTACTGCATTTCCTTTGTCTAAGTATTTGCTAAATATCTCTTTTCTGCGGCTATATATTTGCTCTTTGCTCCACTCTTCTAGAAAACTAATAGTAGTCTTTGATAGTGTTTCTGTTTTACTTCTAGCGTTAGTCATTATCTTACCAATTGCTGAACATCTTATTTTGAACTCTTTCATGTTATTGGTTTTTAATTGCGTTAGCTACTTCGTCAGCACTTGCCACGTTAGAATCTACACCTATTCCAAAGTTAGCCAAACACCTGCCCCAACTACTAGTTTCACAGTTTTCAATAAATGATGTTTTGTTAATAAAGCTAGAGTTTTGTTTTTCGTGTGCAAGACCTGAGGCTACCTCTATTCCAGCATCGTTCTTTATACTAGATCTAATAATTACACCATTCTCATTAATGTTAGTTATTTCAGAAGTTAAAGAATATCCTGTAAATTTTTCTCTAAAATATTTTAGTCTTTCATTTACTGTGACATAGGCTTTCCCCTTAATGTCTACGGTTTTTAATTTATTCATTGTTGTAGTTTTTAATTTTGGTTAATATTAATATTATTTTTTGGATTCTTTTTGGGTTGTAATTAATAGCTAATTCTTTAAGCTCAATAGATATTTTCATAACTTCAGTAATTAAATTACTAAATCTATTTTGATGGATTTCTAGGTCATTGTCACTAAGTTTAGTTTTTTTTAAAATAACCTTATTCCATTGGACTTGAGTAATTATTCCTAATAGTCTATCACTTAAAAAGTTGTGTCTTTGGTTAGACTGCCAGTAGTCCCATTCTTGTTTTTGTCTGTAGTAAAACTCATATTTGTCCATCGTTGTAATCCTCCATTAATTTTAGTATAACTTCAGAATAGGAACGATGTCCATTCTCTTTACATTTGTTTTGAAACTTAATTAATGTTTCTAGCTTTTCAGCTGGTACATAAAAAGTTCTAGTAGTATAGTTAATTGTTCTTGACATTTTTAATTGTTTATGATTATTTTGTAAACATACATATAAATATAACACAAAACAAAAAGAACTACAGAAAGTTTATTAACAAACGATTGTTAAAAGAGGTGTGTTATTCTAGCAACTTGTCCAAATTCACTAAATAAAAAAGACTCTATAGCTTTATTATTGGAACTTTGATAACCACTTGTATGATGCCAAGTGTCAGCCTCACTAGGAGACATTAAAGACTCTACCCAAAGTCCTGGATATTGTTTAGATATTTTATGGTGTATATGCTGAGTAAACATATATCTATATTTAGTACTAGACCAGTCTGGACACTCGTCAGCTACTATCATTGGCAAAGTGTCAGCTTTAATTTTATGACCATGACACGAAGAAATTAAATTGTTTTTATACTTGTAATACTTTCTCATTTGCAAACTAACATCAAAAGTCACGTTTTTATTACGTCTAAACCATGCAGCTAATAACTCTGCTACCATCCAGCCGACTGTATTGTCGTGGTTACCAGGTGTAAACATTACATGGACCGTTGAAACTTGTAATAATATTTCTATTATTTCAACCATTAATCTTTTAGCTATTAAAAAATGATCTGAGAGTAAACCTGTTGAATCTTGTTTAGTACCTCCTGTAGTAGTCATATTAAAATTATCAACGTGCAATAAATCCCCTGACAATAATAAAATAGTTTTATCTACATTAAACCCTTGAGACTTTGCTAGACACCCTTTAACACCCTCTAAGGCTCTACTAACTGCTATCTGGTCGTTATACTCTTCACCACTTACAAAAGACCTACACAGCTTTCCTATGTGCAAATCACTAGGGCAAACAAACAATAGATGTCCGTCTGTATATTTCTTATAATTTAGTTTAGGGTATTTAGGTGAATATTGTTTAGCCTCTTCTATAACTTCTTTGGCTAGTTTCTCAAAGTCTTTTTCTGCTGCTTTAGGTTGTTTAAAATAAAGACTAGCGTTATCATTTTTAATCCATCCACTATGTAAAGTTTGAGGATCTAAACCCTCTTTTTGACATTCCTCAATAGTTCTTCTGTAGTTGTTTATTATTTCTGATTCTTGTTGGCTTAGTCTGTATCGTGGATTACCTTTATCTTTCCACCTTTTGTTATGAGATTTCAATTGTTAGTAGTATTGGTTTGTGTAAATATAATAAAAAAATTATAATTTACTTTTTTGAGCTAGTACCGTAATAAAAAGCAAAGAT